CTTTTTTTTCGCCTTCAATATAAGCATCAAAGACTTTAACTACCATTTTTTTCTCCTAATTTTTTAATTCTTTCGTGAAACTCAGCTTGCATTTCCTGATTGAATTTATTCTGGCTGTCTAATTCAAGTTCTTTTTTGGTTTGCTCACTCGATATATTTTGACTAGCAAGTTTACTGATTCGCCTAGCTTCATTTCTTGTGTCGTAATATCCCATATTTAAAACCTCATATTTTAGCTTCTAAGCGCTTTTAGCTTGTTCGTGATAAATTATCCATGAAATGGTTTAAGCGCTCAATGTAATCGTAATTTTAATGAATTAGAGCTATTACAGTTCTATTTGTTTATCTTTGGTCAATTCTTCAAGTATTTTGTATAAATCTTTCCATTTCATTTGCTTTGAATGGTTGTATTTATTGCAAATATCCAAATAAAGCTGAGAAAGTTCGTGATTGTGCTTAGTTTGACCGCTGATTTTCACATACAATTCTTTGTGGTTAACGTTGAAATTATTATTTCTTGCCAATCCATACAGCTTTTTCAAAGTGACAAAATTTGTTTTAATCATCTGTAATTTCAATTTCTATTCTGTGTGTAATATGTATTTCGTAGTCTTCCATTACCATAACTTATACCTCAAAAATAATAGGGCTGTCGGTGCTATACCTCCTAGAGGGCTTCATTACTCTACCGACTGTATTAAGTTCCTTGCTGCAACACCCTAATGATTATTTATCCGTTAATAATTTTCATCGCATCTTCAACGCTCCGAGCAATTCCTGCAAGTGCGCCGTTTTTACGCATTGTTTCTAAAAAATAGATTTGATCAGGTCTTACTCGACCTGTTTCACTTTTTACTTCAATATAAAATACTTGACCGTCTGGGCGAAAGCCGTACAAATCCGCATGGCCTTTTGGCAATCCTGTATCAAACCAACGGCCGTCAATCGTTTGTACTTTCCCAACATTACTGCGAAATATTTTATTTCCAGCTTGCGATACTGCAAGCATTATTTCTGACTGGATTGTATGTTCTGACTTCATAAGTTAAGTTATGGAACAGTTGGAACAGTTTCGATTCAGTCATACCAACATTTGAACCATTGTTCCATTTGTTCCATTAATTTCACACTCCTTTTTTATTTATATATTTATCTTTTTATTTACTATTTCTTATTTATTAATGGAACAATGGAACAAAAAGATAATAAGTATAGATATATCAAGGTTTTTGAGTTGTTCCATGACTTATTAAATAATGGAACAACTATGGAACAGTTGGAACAGTTTCCCAACACCATATAACTTCATAAGTTAAGTACGGTAACTACGGTAACAGTTTGAACCCTTATGTTTAAACGGTTGTTACCTTGTTACTGTTGTTACCGCCATTTCATACTCCTTTTTATTTATATATTTATTCTTTTTATTTACTATTTCTTATATTTAATAGAAACAAGAGTAACAAGTAATAAGAATATAGATAAATAAAGGGTTTGTTAGTGTTACCGTTCTTTTTTAGCACGGTAACAAACGGTAACTACGGTAACAGTTTTACAAAACATTTAGATGTTTTTTCTTTATCTTCGTTATCCCAACGGAAACCAATATAATAATTAGGAATATCTTCACTTGGCGTAAAATCTTTTGGCCTTACCGTTTTTTTCTCCCATTCCTTAGATACATGTTTTGGCACTTCTAATTCAAACTGTCTTTTAGCTAAGGATGTATAACCCGAATCTCTACACCACTCTTGATAGAGCCACCATAAGAAACGAACGGGTAAGACACTTGATTTAAATTGAGGAAACCACTCATTGACAAATTCAATAATTGAGTTGTTCTTTTCTTTGAACTCCTGCATCATCACCTTTGTTGCTTGCGGTTCATCAAATCGCTCAAAGTTTAATTCAATTGCTTTTTTTAAAACGTATTGAAGGACTTCTTCACGGAAAATGTAATCATCTTTGATTGCCCAATTATCGTCCTTAGCTGAAAATGTTTTTCTAAAAGGGATAATTAAGAAACGTCGATAGGTTCCGTTTGTTTTATTTCTGACTTTAGGTAGCCCATTCGTAGATTGAATGACTGTCTTTTTATAAAATGAAACGTAAGGTTGTTTCCCTTTTTCTTCGACAAAAACAGGTTCACCAGTAACTACACTATTAAAGTTTGAACTGTCATCAATGTATAGTCCGGCTTGAACATCGTCTCCGATAATAACAGTCTTACCTTCAATCATTGAAAGGGTGAACCGTTCAGAAAATTGATTGATTTTCAAACTCGCTACATTTTGCAATCCAACTAAATTACTAATTAATTGTTGTAATGTTCCCTTACCATCATTCCCTTCACCGACAAACCAGATAGATTTGCGATAAGAATAATTACCATTTAAACTTGCTGAGATGACTTGCCATAATAATTTGACAAGCTCTTTATCTCCACTCATTAAATCAAGTAACCAGTCATCCACATTCCAGCCATTGATATTAGGTGCTTCGATTTCTTCGATATATTCCGTTTCAATCGTTGAAGTGAAAACATATCGGTTAGAAAAGGGTTCTAATTTTTTTGTTTTTTTATTATAGATACCATTTTTTACAGGAACTAAATCACGGCTTGCTGTACTTTCAACTTCTTTCGCCATATTTTTAAGGTGAAAGATAACTTGATTTGATTTAGCTTCTGAGAAACTAGGTTCAAGCCAGAAAATCACATTATGAAAGAAATCTGCTCGTGTTTCATAAATTCCTTTATCAATGTTATAAACAGCCAAACGATCATTAATTTTTACAATTGTCATGTGTTCCTGCATCTTAGTTGCTACAACTAAAGGAGGAACACTTTTTACTTTGTCGTTTTCTTCGAGGTAAAACTCTCTAAATCTTTTGAAATTATTTCTCAGGTCTCTGAGACTTGTAATTTCATTTGTTGGGAAGCTGACAATTTTCTTTGATTCATTATATTCAGCCTCCATCGCTTCGAATTCCATTTCTTCGCCTCATCTCCTTCTTAAACATACTTTCAAAAGTCCTTTCGAACTCTTTATCTTCTAATGGATCACTTGTGGAAAAATTAGCTTGTTTAGCTAATTGATAAACCACATCAAAATCCACATTTCTTAAAAACAAACCACCTATAAATCGAGCTAAAGCGTCATTTCTGCCGCCACTATCTCCCAAACCATGAACAATTGTTTCAAATAGTTGAGCAGTTTTGCTGCTTCCGCTAGTTGTAAATCCTGAAAAATCATAATGGGTATAGTTGTCACGATTTTTCATAATCTCACGAATCAATTCTTTAGGTGCAGTAATAATTGGCAACTGGTTATCCCATTTATACTGACCTTTTCTGGTAACGCTAGGTGGAATCACAACATAATTGTTTTCGTGGGCCTTGATGTCAACTCCTTTTAGAAATCCAATGCGTTGAGTCACGGCCATATCTTCACGTTTCAAGAAAAAGTATTGTTTCCCACCACTTGCCGTTGTTTGTGATAAGGTAGGTTTCCACCATTCTTCATCTAACAGTGGTTGAATAGATTCATAGCCATTTATATCGTTATGAACATCAACGTCTACCACAACGAATTTATCGCACTTCATGGCTAAATTTGCTGTAGGGTTTTGTTTCCAAAAATCTTTGATTTCATCTTCTGTCAGTGGCTCACGATCTGCAAATTCTATCATTGGCTTTTTGTCACGAGAAACTGGAATAATTGATATTCCAAGTTTCTTGTAACGCAAGGCCGTCTCAAGCATTATATTTTCCATATTTAGAAAGGTAGAGCGTCGTCGCTGATTTCAGGAGCGCTTTGAGCCGCAAGCATACTGGTTTCCATTTTCTTCACATTCAAGTTTTCGTAAGTCTTACCATTGGATTCGCTTGTTTCATTCTTAACTGTGACTTTCAAAGCTTTTCCTTCAAGCATGCCAAGATAGTCATCTAAGCTCTTGAATTTTGTGCCGTTTGGAATTCCTGCTTGTTTCGCAAGATTCATAATAGAACCTTCTGGATATTTCCCAGTATCTTTTTTCTGCCAAATTTTATGGAAAATAACACTGTTTTTATGTGGTTGATCAAAATCAGTACGGATGCGAAGTGGAATATCAAGATAATCAGCTCCATTTGGAGTTGTTTTCTCCATGGAGTGCTCAATAGTTACTTCATAAACACCATCTACAATATTTCCGAATTCTAACGCTTTTTCATAATCGATTTCAAACATTTTTTATTACCTTGTGGCTATAGCCACCCTCTCTTTTTTTGTTGTTGGAAAACCCAACCGTTTTTATATCCGTGTTGATTTTTAAATTCAACGAGTTCATCAACACTGTCACACATATCAGCACTGATATATGTAGAAACTCGTTTTTTTAGTTTTTGAACTTTTGCTTCTGTTATTTCTTGAAGCTCAATTTCTTTGATATTTTCAAGCTCTCGCTCAGTTAATTCAGGCTCATGACCACAATATGGACAAGCCCTTGTATTTGAACTATCAAAACATCCGAAACACATTTCACATTGCTTGATTGTCAGTTCGCCTTTTGTGTTATACTCAGAACGTTTTTTGGAGATACCGCTGAGTGTCCACTCTCTATCCTCATTGGGCAGCCCGTGTCTTGTATAATTTCCAACATGGTCAATCAGAATCGCTGTTTTACCAGGTTTAGGATTTAATGGCCTCATTGCAAATTGTAAGAATAGGCTGAGTGATTGAGTTGGTCTTAGCATAATGCAAGTCGTCACATCTGGTAAGTCAACTCCTTCAGTGAATAACTCAACATTAATCAGAACTAATATTTCACCAGCTCTAAATTTATTCATGATAGCTTCACGTTCAGTTTTATGAGTTTTGCCATGAACTACTTCTGCAGTTATTCCAGCTTGATTGAATTCTTCTGAAATATGTTGTGCTGTTGCTACATTGTGAGCGTAACAGATGGCCTGTTTACCCTTGGATAGTTTATTGTAGTGAGCAATAACATCACCATAAATTGCTCTTTTAAATGCTTCATCTATTGACTTTTGTGTAAAATCGCCGCTTGTTTTTTTTAGTTGTGAAGTATCAATGATATTTGGGGCATAGTATTTAAAGGGAGCAATATTTCCGTGCTCTTGCAGCCACTTGATGGACTTTCCTGTTATTAAGTCATCGGCCATATCTTCAAACCCTTGACCGTTCAAACGAATAGGCGTTCCAGTAAAGAATAGTTTTAAGGCATTAGGGAAAGCTTCCAGTATTTTTTTATAACTATTCGCTTTGATATGATGCGCTTCATCCACCAGAATGATTTCAGGCGGTGGAAGTTCATCAATTTTCCTAACTAATGACTGAACACTTCCAATCGTGACATATTCCATATTGACTTGATTTAATTCAAAAGTTTTAACAACTTGGTCATTAATTTCTTTTCGGTGACTAAAGAATAGGACATGATTCTTCTTGTCAGTAGCACCTTTGGAAATATCAGCCATCACAACTGTTTTTCCAGATCGTGGTGGACTTTGCACAATGATTGAGCGATTACCTTTTAAGAATGAGCTTTTAATTGATTCAACTAATTCTTCTTGATAATCACGTAGTTTCATCTGGTGTATCCTTTACTTCTGACTTAAACTGCCAAATTTCTTCTTGCTTGGCAAACTTTGCATCCGAAAGCTGATTTTTAGCAAATGTAGCATTAGATGGTGTAAGAATAAAACCTCGATTGCCCGTTTCTTCATTGATTACTAATCTACCAACCATATTTACTAACCCCATAACATTGGTAATTATCTTTTCTCGTATTTGAGGAATAGCCTGATCATAAAGTTGCCCCGTAGGAAGTTTAATTTCACGAGTAGTTTCCCAAGCCGTATAAACTTTATTCACATTCGGCCAAGAATTGACATATCGGATAAGATTTGGAAGGTAGAAAGAAAATTTATTATAATCTCCCATTTCAGGTATTCCCATCATTCTTCCATCTTTAGTTTTGCTCTTTTTAGCTTTCTCCCCAAGCCACGCTTGTTCTAGCTCCGATAGATTATCAATGACAATGTTGTCATAATTTTGAATGTGTTCATCATGAATTTCCTCAAGCATTTTTGCAAAACCAACTTCAACATTATTAATATCTGCGTAAACAATATCGATGTTTTCTTCTCCTGATAAAACATTTGTTGTGCGGTCCACATCAATTACTAACGTTCTGCCAGGTAAATATTTAATGGTTGATGTCTTACCAGTTCCAGGAGGTGCATAGATAAGGGCCGAAAAATTGCTTCCTTTTTCTAATTCTGACGCTTTAGTTATTTTCATTATCTAAACCTCAAACTTTCACTGTAAATTCTTCTGTTTTTTCAAATTTGAAACCATCTACGATTTCGCCATCTTCTGAAACAAGCTGACCGCCATCTTTTACAAATGCTTTTAGCGCCTTTTTATCAACACTCTCGGTCGTTTTAGTCTTAACAGAAATGAATTTGCCGAACCCTTTTTCTTTAAGCTCTGAAAGCAAATTATCGTCATAAGAAGCATTTTCTTTTTTTGAAAATCGAACACTACCATTGATTGTTTTCTTGGGGATCTTCGTCTCAAGAGTTAAATAATATTGTTCAGCCAGTCCTTTGAAATAATCCATATTTTTCTGTTCTTCAGCTTGAAGTTTTAAACGGCGCTGTTCAATTTCATACAATTCGGCATTATATTTTTCTTCGATAGCTTTTCTTGATTCTTCAGCTTGAATTTCATACTCGTCACATTGGATTTGATGTTCTTTATATTTACCAAGTACCCAGTTCAGTTCACTATCATTTTTAACTTTATACGGTTCTTTTTCTTCTGCCATTATTTCCTCCGATTTGTTATAATGAAGGTATACACATATACCTAGCCTACGTTGCCGCGTGGGCTTTTTTATTTTGTCAGTTCAACCGCTGCTTTATAAGCATTTGACCATTCATAAAGCTGAGGCAATAAAGAGTCTTTGATAAATTGAATAGAAAAATCTTTTAACAGTTGTTTTTTGTACCACTCAACACTGTGCTGCTGAATAGTTTCTCCGTAATGCGTGACTACTTTTTCCATCAGTAAACCTCCAGCAACACTCCACCGCTTCTAAGTGGTGTAAAGTTCATTGTCTTACCTTGATAAAGCACTGTATCAGTTGTTCGTGTGATGATCCATTTAGCACCATCGATTAGAGCGGTTTGAAGCGCAGCATCTGCTTCTCTCGATGTTAAAATTGTGTTTTTCATCTCTTTCTCCTTTTTTCCAATAATTGCCAATTATCCGCAATCCATTTAATGATTGGGTCCCGTGGAAAAGCTTCTTCAACATCTCCATTTTTCACAACTGGGAAATTATGTGCATAGCGATAATGCTTATCAAATGTAGGACCACTTACTCCGATAAATTCAGCTGCTAGTTCCCGAGTCATAATCAACGGATAATCAGAATCATTTTTTAGATTTTTTCTTAACATGATTTTTCCTTTCTAAACTAGTTTTAAACGGTAATAAAAGGCAATATCTGACAATACTTCAAAAGCGGTTCCCCCACTTTCTTTTCCGCTAAGGATATTCGACATTCGACTGTCTGGGATCTTATTGCCTTTTTTAGAGGCAATCTCTGATAACCAAGAGTTCGTGTAGCCTTTCCTATTTTTAAGCTCATTAACAGCATTTCTCAGCTGTTCCAATTTTTCTTGTGCCATGGCGCTCCTTTCTTGACTTTTATAAAAAAATTAAAGAAAGTTTATAAAATATATATGTTTCCGATTGACATTCGAGTATCAATAAACTACAATAAAAGCATAGTTAAAGAGCCTATAAAACACTTTATAAAACTTGCTTGGCGGCGTTGTTCATTAGTATTTATTTAGGTTTTCTTTAAACTTTTTATAAACATTCTTTACAAAAACTATTATAGACTATTGATACGCTATTGTCAATACAAAAGTATCTTTTTTCTACAAATATTTTTTGTATCATCTGTGAAAGGCTGATATAAATGGATTTATATGAAAAAATAAAAGAACTTGCTTCTCAAAAAAATGTATCAATTAGGCAAGTTGAAGAAAAATTAGGATTTGCTAATGGAACAATTAGACAATGGGGAAAGAAAAACCCTGGTATAAATAAAGTTAAAGACGTTGCGAAATATTTCAACGTTTCAGTTGATTTTCTACTTGGTTTGGATGATAATCAAAGAAAGAAAGAACCTGTTGACTTGGCGGATTTTGTTGATGATAATAAAGTAAACTGGGCCGAATGGGTTTCGTTTGATGGAAAACCATTGTCTGATGAAGTAAAAAATGCAATGAAGTTAATTCTCGGAAAACGTTTAGAAGACTAGTAAGGAGGCTCTATGCTTAAACAGGAAATTATAGAGCAGACTATTATAGAAATAGAAAATCATGGAATTGATGTTATAGGGGACAATTCTTTCCCAATTGATGCTATTACCAATAATAGAAAAAAGATAACAATTTACAATCCGCAAATCGCAACACCTTTTAAACTCACACATGAACTTATTCATATTATAAATTGTGATATACATCGTTTCAATGACTATGATTCTACATCTCCGCAAGAAAAACGAGCAAATACCGAAGCAATTTTAAAACTTTGGAATTTCTTTGAACAGCAAGGAGGAACTACTGAGGAATTATACCAATTCATTGAAGTTACTGGTTGCCCAGAAAAGCTAACTAAAATTATAGTTTTAAAATCAAAAATTAAATCATGGGATAAAGAAGAGGTTCAACATCAAGTAACTCATTATTTAGATAGCACTGATGATGAACCAGAAAGTTGGAACGTTTATAGTATAATGGATGCGTGCCATATTGATCACAAATGGGAATCATTAGTTATGAGTACACTTTTGGATTTAAACTCAAAATTTAATTCCCAAAGGGTAATTTAAAGAGGTGTTTTATGAAATTTAAGTATATTTATTTTGATTAAATTATAAAAAATAGAACCGCACTGTTGAGCGATTCTATTTTAATATACTTAAATGTAATTAAATATTTAAGGCGACGGTCGCCCTTTTCACCCTACAACCCGCAAGGGGTAGGGCTATTTTGTCCCTATTTTGTCCCTACAAAAAATGCCAGCTATTTGCTGACACCCATGTTTAAGAGTTTCATTATACCATATTTGTTGAGGTCAGCAATAATGTAAACCCGTGAAATTCGACGGGTTTGGATTTAATTCGGAAAATAAAGATGTGCTAATCTACGGACGATTAAATCGCTATATATCAACGTTTATCGTGAGTTAACGGATGCTTAACGGACGATTAGGTTTAATTTGGAAAATAAAAAAGCCTGACCGAAGCCAGGCATGATTATTAATAATTTAAAGTTTGACCAGCATAAATCAAACTAGGGTTTGAAATACCATTCATTGATACTAGACTTTGAACTGTTGTTCCAAGACGACTGGCAATTGATGAAAGGTTATCTCCAGAGCGTACGGTGTAAGTCCGTGCTGTAGCCCCATATTGACCGCCTGTGAAGCGGATAACCTGACCAGAGTAAATCATGTTCGGATTAGATAAACTGTTCTGACGTGCTAATTCTTGCCAGTTTGTCCCCAAGTTTGAAGCAATGCCACTAAGTGTATCACCTTGTTTTACAATATAACTTTTTGCGGGTGTCGTTGGCTGGCTTGTAGAAGCATCAATAGTTTCCACATCATGAACGGATAACCAGCTCATAATACCATCAAGCAAGACAGTATCTCCATTCTTCTGGATGATTTTATGTGGTTGACCTTTTACCCATTGAGGAATTGTTTCTCCTGTGGCATAATTCTTAGCGCCAAAGTTTACTTTAACCGTCATTTCAACTTCTACATCGTTTCCTTTAACTTCATTGGCTTCTTTACCATTTTCAATGGCCGGTGTAGCAGTATCGGGTTTAACTTCTTGGCCTTGCTGTTTTCCGTATCCATTATCTGTGATTCCTGTTAAATCAACATTTCCATCAAGTCCGCCAGCAACATAAGTTGATGTGAACTGGAATACTGAAATTCCGTCCATACTTGGGAAGAAGCTATAGTTTGGAACTGGTGTTACTTCATAATTTGGATATGCCGCAATCCATAATGAGTTAGGAAATTCTTTGATGATTTGCTTATAGTTGACATTTTCCAAAGTATAAGGCTTATATGAATAATACATTGGAGTATATCCAGCCGCTTTTACTCGACGCATTCCGTAAAGAATCGCATCAGTATTGGCCTGTTTATTTCCACTTGCTCCACCTTCATAGTCCAAAGCTACAATAGAATTCTTTGGCGTTTGAATTTTTGGTAAATAGCGGTCAAGTGCTGCTTTTGCTACTTCTTGTGAACCTCCGACTTGATACCAAATATAAGTGTGCGCTCGTTTACCTTGAGCAATTGCTGAAGCTACTTGCGTTTCATAGGTGGCTTGGTCCACGAATGAACCGCCATAAGTTCCTCCGATTTGACTAAAAGCAAATTTATCATGAGCATAACCAAAATTACCGTAAGTTCCGTTATATTTTGACCAGTCAACCCCTTGGTCACCGACTGCCGCAAATACAGGTCCACTTGCTGCAACAACAAAGAAAGCTACCATTCCAATGGCAGCTTTTTTAATTAACTTTTTCATTTATTTTCCTCTGATTTATCTTTATTTAAGACTCTATCACTATCTCCTAGACCACTGGTCGTTGGGTCAGCAACAACTCCAACAATTGCTAATAGCGCAAAAGCAGCATTAACCACTGCAGCAAGTTGTTGATTTAAAATAACAAAGTCCCACTTATAGCCAAATGGCGCTCCTATAGCTTGTATTAGCAAGAATAGAGCAGGTAGTAAAGCTAACCAAAAAGCTTTGCTTTTTAAACGTAATTTCCAATTGATTTGATTCATTTTACTCTCCTATTTTTTATGTTTTTATGCAGTCCGTTGCCAATAATATATTGTTGTTGAACCAATCACTGCTGAACCAATGTTTTCCCATTTGCCTGTAGAATACCCTGACGATAAACTTGAGTTATTTGAGACTACTGAACCAACTGGGTGTGCTTGAGCATAATCTATGCCTATTACCGCAGGTTTAAGTAAGCCAGTAGCGTTATCAATTGATACTAACCCCATTGGTAACCATTTATAATCAGAGCTTGTCTTATTAGGTTTAATGATATTGCTAAAACCTACATACTTTGGATAATCATTTACTGTAGCTTCGCTAGATGATGGCATGTATGGAGTTGCAATTGAGCCTGGTTCAACTTTCATTCCCTCTACTTCAAAAATGTGCTTTTCATTAACAACAGTCGCTACATCAAACCAACGTGGTCTAGCTGTAGTGGCGCCACTTGGAACAATCGTCGTGAAACTAAAGAAGTGTTTTTTACCGTCATGTGTAATTTCAAGTTTACCTTTAGCAGGATATGAATTAGATGTTCCATAAAATGCCATTGATAGTGCGAAGTCTTTAATATCTACCGTTCCAATATTTCTTATACAACAACTAACTGTGATTTGGTCACCAGCTTTTACATTTATTGTAGGTCCGTAAGAAAATCCGCCTTGACTACCAATAGCTCCGCCATTATTAACTACTTTAATTCCATTATTAGAACCAACTGATAATGAACTTCCGACTCCTGGAGTCCAATTTTTCGGTGTTAAATTTTCTTGAGTGATTATTGTATTATTTAACAAGTTCAAGTTAGGGTAAACTGTCGTGAAGCCGTCAGTTCCGTCTGCGCTGTTAGCATAGGCAATTGTATTTATAACTCCGTCACTTGTTGAAGTACCTCCATTTGCAATAGGAAGCACTCCTGAAACTCCGATATTAGTTACATCAGAAGAACCGTCAAAATTTTGCTGTGCTGAAGATTGAAGATTTACTCCGAGTTTTCTAGCTGTTTCCAGTTTACTTGCACTAACAGCATTTCCATTAAGTGGTAAACTGTTCGCTTGTGCTTCGGTAGCCTTTGCCATTGCATTTTTGGCTTCACTTTCAGCTTGTTTTGCTGTTTCTTGAGCAGTTGTTACATTTTTATTTGTTGTTGATAACTCTGATTGTTCAGCTTTTGTTGAAATTGCAACACCTTGTTTATCAACAGTAGCTTGTAAGTTGTCTAAATCCGTTTGATTGGCTTTTGTTGAAATAGTTGCCGACTGGTTATTGACAGTATGCTGTAAACTTTCTAAGTCAGTTTTATTGGCTTTAGGTGAATAATCTCCACCACTCATCAGAGAAATATTGCTCGTTAAAACATTTACTGAGTTTATTAGTTCGGCTACTTCAGAATCAGTGGCATTATTTGCGATTGCGTCAAGTAACGATTTAATAGTCACTAAATTTTCTGGAGTGATACCAAACGCTTCCACTTTGTTTTGCAAGCTATTCATCGCACTTTGCAAACTCGTCATATCAGATGAATTTGCTTTAAGCTCGATGTTGCTTGTATTTGATTCAGTTTGAGCGTGTAAGTCATTCAACTCACTACGCATAACTTGTGGCATATTTTCCAATAATAATTTTGTAAAATCATCAATCTTATTATTTACTTCTTGAGCTAAATCTGTAACTGTAGAATCATCTGATATAAATGTTAAATTCTTACTGACAATAACTTGTTCTTTATCTTCATTGAGGAGTATTAAATTTGATTTTATTAATCCTGATACTGTCATCTCAGTAGGAATTATAAGCGTGAATTCTCCCTTGGATATATCATTAGGAGTTAACATAATAAAACCTGATTGAGATTTATACATATATTGATAGGTTAATTTTACTGAATAACCTGTTAAGTCAAGTACAGAACCATTATCAGTTATCTTAAGAAGTATCGTTCTTGCATTGACATCTCCCTCCATAATTTGAATGGGCTGTTCAAATGCCTGGTTAATCATATCCCATGTAATAGTTTGCTTTTTGAAATTATCTAAACTCATTGGGTATTCCTTTTAAAGTATTTTAGTAATTAGATATCCAATAATAGTTACGGCAAGAGTAAGCATAAAGCCCCAAGCCCACTTATTATTGGCTTCCATTTTTTCTATAAGTTTTGTGTTTGATTGGGCTATTAAAAGTGCTCGTTCTGCTTTATCCCGGACTGTTTCATAGTTATCCAACTTTGTTTCAATTCGAGCTAATCGTTCGAGCACTTCTCGCCATGATTGTTCCTCCATAACCCCTGCTTTCTTAATCTATTGGATATGTACCAGTCCCACGAGGAGTACCACTGCTCACAGTTGGACCAAACCACTGACATACTCCACTTGATGAAATGTCAATATGAAATGAATCCCAACGACCAGCCATGTGACCTACAAGGGAACACCTATTTCTGGGACAAAATTCATTTGGAACACTGAGATTTACTAAATTGGAATTTGCAAGAATATTAGAGGATATTTCCCCACCAATTGAATATTCAACTGTAGTCCCTTTCTTCCGTAAGCTAAGAGTGATCCCACCTCCGAGTTGTCCAGACCATGATTTGGTTGGAAGTGTTAATCTTCCATTTACTTCAACGTTACCAGTAAACGTCTTTTTACCAGCAATTGATTCGTCACCAGTTTTATGAACAACCTCATGATCATTAGCTTTCTCACTACCTAGATTATCAATTTGATTTTGCAAATTTGAGGCTTGATTATCATCCAGTTGTTTTTTTAAATTCTTAAACCATGCTTGAAATTCCAAGTCTTTTTGTTCAAATATCTCCTTGTATTGGTCTACAATTCCATCAACATTGATATTATCAAACGGAGTAGACCACCCACATACCGTAAAATCACTACGCATATCTGTGATATCCGCATCAGTGATTTGGGTGGCATTAGTTTTTACGGAAATTTTTGCCAATTGTAATTCGTATGTTGTATCATTTCTAGCAACAGTCGTATCGCCTGGTTTATAGAACAATTGTGTAGTTCTTGCATTTTTATCCATTCGTAAAACAATAGAATCAACACGATCTTGTATTGATGAGGCAACATTTACTTGAATGCCAATATCCGCATCATTTAAATACGAACTTCCTTCAATTACGGCTGAACCGCTTCCTACTTGAATATTCATTCCGTCCTGAGCAGAGCGTACACGCAATCCACCTTTATAAGACATTACAACGCCTGTTTTCAGGAACGCTGCAAAAAATCGCATAAAATCATCTGCGTCATAAAGCCGATCTCCGTGTACGTCGTTCCACGGAAAACTATATTGTGTCATTTTATTCTCCTTTTAATAATGTCAAACACAGTTGGACTTTCTTTGTCCCATAGCGGTGACATGTGATGACCTGTATTGTCCCAAGTTTCATCTATACCTGCTAACACTGAGGTTTTTGTCAAATTGAATAGTTTACTTGTAAACCGTACTCTGTCACCTAGTTCGTAATCTTTGCCATATACAAATAAATCACTTTCTAAATCGATATCTCCATTTAGCGTGAGCACTTCTTCTTGTTCTGCAAGTTTTTCAATTCCACGACTTGTTAAAGTTGCTTTATATTGTGAATCTGTCAATGTGATATCTTTTCCACTTCCATCCTGTGTTTGCTTTTGAATATCTCGTGCATCAACATAAATTTCTTCACGTTCTAAGCCTGCCAGGTTATCATTTAGTTTCACATTTAGTCGTGCAGAACCATCTCCCTCACCAAAAACCCAAGCCATAGTCGCTTCATCAAAGTTTGATGATTCATAGCTCTCTGATAGTAAATTATCAAAATCAACGTTGAATTCTACAACATCTGATAAATCTTTTCCTTTTACTATTTCTAGTTTGTTATGAGGATTTTGTAAATTTGTAGCTGTCTCTCTAATACCAATATCATAAGTTGAGCAAAGGGCATCTACTTCATCGCAAACAACACCATAAGAATTTTGATAATCAACAGTTGACGTTGACAACGTACCAGGAGAAGTAATAGACAAATATTGGATTTTTCGGCTGGCTTGACTTGGATTGACAACCTCATTGTTAATATGATCATAGATAATTTGTTCTGGCTTTTTGGTCTGATGATAAATTCTATAAACAATTCTCTTCATTGATTTTGCACGTAAGGATTTACCAGATATAATAACTTCACCCTTTGTTGAATCATTGCATACTACTCTATCAATATAAAAATAAACATCATTTATATTTAGAATATTATCTGAAATAAAAAGCGAGAAAAGAATATCTTTTCTACGCTGTATTTCCTCACTATTATTAAAAATTATTTTTTGAACATCTTCGAGTAATATTTTTAGTGAAAACTGGGAATAAGTATAGTATCTCCAGTTAACTGTTAATGACTCAAAAATATCTAAGATACCAGCAGATTTAAAATTAAAACCACTAGTTCCTACTCGCTTAAATACTTCAATATCCATACTCTTACACTCCTATAATTAAAGGTGTAAATGAAATGGTTGCAAGAATGCTTTCTTGTCCTTTATCTGCCTGCACAACTAAATTATTCGATTCAATATTATCTAATGTGAAAAAAGTAGAACCAGGTGTACGAATACCCATAGCATTCGTTGATTTCGGGTCAGTATCATCTTGATGCCATGATTTCTTTTCCCCATTAACTGTAGAAAGGAAAACAGTGGTTCCTGCATCAAAAGTTCCTGTCCATCCAAAATACTCTTGAGTGACTACGTTATAAATTCTTGGATTTTTTACTACTGCATTACACAAAATATTAAGTTCAAAGCCAACTTCAAAATCTCCTTTGTTTAATATTTTTACAATCTGTCCTGGAGCAATTGTCGCAAAAGCAAAATCTGTTTTAATTGATAACGGAAATTTCAATTTATCATCAAATGATGATAAGGGAATGGATTTATTTCGAACGTTTTCATCTCGCCATTCAGGATCTAATGCTCTAAATTGAATTGACGATTCAGAAGTTGATGTGCTACTATCTTTACTTCCCTCATAACCTTTTAATGGTTCTACATCAATACTATAAAGATTTTCACCAATACGAATATATAAAGTTCCTGCAAGTTCTGGGTTGATAATGGCCATCACTTGATGTTCTTTATCTTTCAAAGACTCGTACGTTTCTTCTTTAATTGCAATTCCTACTGTCATATCCCTGTATGACAGCGAACTGGAAGTTTTACGCTGTCCAGATTTTCCAAAAATCTTTTGAGAACTAATTTCATTTTCTGGCGAACCAAAACCTTCATAGCTAGTTAAATAAAAAGGGCCAAAGCGGTCCAATTTTAATTCAACTCCCAACGTATTTTTATAAGAAATTTCCACATTTGGAAGTGTCGTCATTATTTCTCCTTTCTAAAAGTCATAAGCGGCTTTTTGCCATTGTAGTTGTTGTTGTCGTGCAATTTCACGTTCAGAAGGGTTTTCTTTCACAACAACAGTCATTGGAGCGTGTATCTCCGTTTTTGATTGTTCTTGATTTAAAGCATCGACTGGAATGTTTCCAGCTATTTTTTGAGCAGCGATAATATTTGAGTTGCTGCCAATGTTCAATGCAGAATCCCATGAATCGTTATTTAAGATATTAGTATCAATTTCATCAGTAATTGCTGATTGAATTTGTTTTGCTATCCCAGAAACATTTTTTTGAACAGCTTTAAAGTTTTCCATCAAACTGTCATTAAATCCACCCATAATAGCTTCACCAGCTGGAATTAGTAGTTTTCTATCATAACTAATTGGTCCTTTATGTTCTTTAATCCAATCAGCAATTCCACCTACAAAACTTTTTACATTTTCGAATCCTGATTTGAGGCCACCTAAGAATCCATTTATAATCGCAGAACCCGCTTCAATGAGCGAATCAGGTACGAACACTCCAACTATTGCTCTAAGCAGTTCTCCGGCTGCACTTCTTATATCATCTTGACGACTACTTATGTTTTTAGCCAAATCTCTTATTAATTCAATACCAGCATCCATCAATCGACCTGATGCTTGGCCAATTCCACGAACCATTGCGTCAACTAAATTCATTGCAGCATTCACGATATCCGGAATTCTATTGGCGATCCCTTCTAAGAACTTGGTAATCAAATTAACTGCAGCATTGATGATTTTCCCTAAATTATTGGCAATTCCATTAACAAAATTTGCAATCAAGGTAGCAGCTGCACTAATGATATCTGGCATTCGAGCGGCTAACGCATTTGTAAATTTAACCATTAAATTTACCGCAGTGTTGACGATTTTCGGCATATTTTGGGCAATTACTTGAGCGAAATTCAAAATGATATTTAACGCTTGTTGTGATACTTTACTAATATTATTGGCAATTCCCTGCATGAAGGTCAGCAGAAGATTCATTCCAGCTTGTAGTATTTTTGGTAAATGAGAATTGAGTGCAGTCAACCAAGTCACAATCAATTCTGCTGTATTTGCAACTAACGAAGGAATTTGAAGTGTGATCCCTTGAAGTAACGCATTGATCAGAGCTGCACCCGATGCGACTATTTGTAAAGCAGAAGCAGTTAATGCCCCGATAAATGCCACAATAATTGTCGTGGCAGACGTAGCTATTGTGGGAATAAGTAGCAACATAGCTCCTGTAAATGCTGTAATCAATTGCGCTGCCGCTAGAGTTAGCTGCGGCAATCCTTGTGCTAGGCCTGCCATAAACCCGGCAATCACTTTCAATCCTCCGGAAACAATTCCTGGCAACGCTGCTGCGATTGCTGTTAAGATTCCCTCTAGAGCAGTACCAAATGTTGAACCGAGCTTGGGAGCATTTTGCGCCATACTTGAAGCTAGTTCTTCAAATGATTGGGAAATCTGACTCATTCCGCCTTTTATCCCTTTGTTTTGAAATGCATTAGCAATCATACCAACTACTTTCAGAACTAGTCCAGCTGGTCCTAGCAATGCACTAAAAGCCACTTGGAGAATTTTTAAACCAGCTGTTGGTAAATCAACTTTTGATTTTAGGTTTGAAAAAGTATCCCCTAATTTATCGAATCCTTTAAATGAACCCGTAATCTTTTTTTCAATATCCCGAAATGGCTCTAAAGCTGATCCTAATAAATTGCCGATTCCTTCTTTCACATATGGAATGGCCGCTTTGATAAATGTGACGACCGCTCCAGGAAGAGCCTTTAAAATATTTCCTACCATTGGAATAAAGTTCTTGAATAAGAATGTTGATGTTGTTGACGCCAACGCTTTCAATGGTCCTTGCAAATCACGGCCTAGTGATAAGTTCCCCAGAACATTAGACATTGCAGATTTCATTGAATTAAATGACCCACTAAATGTTGTTGATGCTTCTTTCGCAGTTGTGCCTGTAATGTCCATTTCTGTTTGGATTGCATGAATCGCTTGCGTGATATCTGAGAAGTTTGAAATATCATACTTTTGACCAGTAAGCTTTTGAGCATCAGTCAAGAGTCGTTGCATTTCTTCTTTTGTACCCAGTTGTACCCCTTGTTTCCAAGTATTTAAAAGGACTTGCATTTCTGCAAATCCTCAGGGCTTAGACTATATCTTTATCAAAATCTTTTTCAAAATACCATTCATAACCTTTGTGTGTTTTTAATTTTTTGTGGCAACATTTAGAAATGCTTGTCACATCGAACCCATCATTTTTTGCTAATATCTTTGCCTCGTAAAGTTTTGTTTTTCCTGTTTTTCGTTCATATTGTATGACAGGTTTAGCTGTTTTACTGTTTTCTGCAAACTTTCCAAAACTTGGATGTTTTTCGCCTCTTGGCATATTATTTCTTAATCCATTAATTTTAGCATGATATAAATTTTCTTTTGATGTTGCCCATTCAAGGTTGTTGATATTGTTATTTTGTTTATTGCAATCTATATGGTTAACTTGTGGTTTGTTTTCAGGATTATCTATAAAATGGATAGCTACAAGCCGATGAATAGATAAAAATTTTCGCTTGTTATGTTTCCTTAATCCAACTTGTAAATATCCATTATGTTTAAGCGTAGGTTTTATTAGTTGCCCAATTCTTTCATGTACTCCGTCATGTCTTGTGACACTTCTAACGTTTCCATTGTCGGACACTTGATAATATCCTTCAAAACCTTTAATATCTTTCCAAATTTCCATATTTACCACCGTTCCTTTGTTACTTATATTTTAACAAAATCTATGGTGGTTTGCAATTATAATTTTGATAGTAGGCGTTTCGAATGTCGTATTAATAGACACCCTACGAGCAAAGCTCTAGTCGTTGAACCTTCCTCTTTACAGAGGCTTGGCATAGGATTGTCATAGGATTCAGCCCTTAGATGTTCCCTATTAGCACATACTTATTTTTTATTAGTGTATGCACACCCATTAATAAAATGGTTAACCTACTTTTAATACGGCAATGTAGTTTACCGTACCCCAGTTTCAAGTTATCTAACCAAATATACCCCCATTTTCATGGTATTTAAAAAGACCCACAATGCGTAGGTCTTAGGGTTTAGACTATATCTTCAACTAAATTAAAAACCCAGTTTTTCTTTTTACCTTTAACGTAGGTTTTTCCATATACAAAATTAGATTTGTTGCATTTGAAATAATTTGCGGTCGAATCTCTTGAATCAAATATGATTTCCTCGTTAGTGACAGTGTTGAAAGCTCGAACTTTCTTCTTTCTGTTTTCTATTCTGCTATGGTATCCATGACCGTAAGCATTTTCGGAAACGGTGACCCATCTTAAATTGGAAACGTGATTATCTTGTTTGTTTCCGTTTATATGGTCTATTTGAGGTAGATTATTAGGGTTATCGATAAAATGCTCACCGACTAACCTATGTATATATAGAGGTGTTGTTTTTCTACCTAACATAACTTGGCAGTATCCGTCTTTTCTAACAGAAACCTTTAACACCCTACCCGTTTTCTTGTTGCGAACTTCACCGTTTTCACTAACCTCATAATTTGGTTTATTTTCAATTTCTTTCCACATATTAAAGCCCCCTTTTGATATTTTAATTATAGCATCTTAGGGGTTTAAATACAACTAAACTTACATGTACATTTGTTAGTTGGTATGCACTTCCAACAACGTGCTAATAGTTGCCGTACTCGGTGACGAACCGATAGTCGTTGAACCTTCCTCTTTACAGAGGCTTGGCACAGGATTGTCATAGCATCAGCCTTAGATTTTCCCTGTCAGCAAAATAATTTCAATAGCCATTTCCTGCTATATTTTTATTTCACACCGCTAGCTAGCGTTCACATACACTCGTTTGCATAATCACTTATGCAACGGACATTAGATTTATCGTGTAGTTCGATTTAGCAAAACCTTGATAAGCATTTTGAATATCACCAACATTTGTACCCATCTTATTTGAGTTCCTAGATACCCCCACTTTCGTGGTATTTAAAAAGACCCACATGCAGTAGATCTTTAGGGAGTAGACTATATCATATTGGCAAATTCGAAAAGATGACCTTTGTGTATTCCACCGTGATTACAACACCTTGATACTTCTGATTTTGTAAAACCATCTTTGACAGTTTCAACAATGGCACTGTATCTTTTCGTTTCATTTGTGATAATGTTAGTTGCTATAACTGGTTTTGCTTTTTTACTTTCAGCACCAAATTTACCATAATTGAAATGTTCTTTACCGCTTATATGTTTTGTCAACCCATTCTTATAAGCATGTATAACATTATCTTGAACAGTAACCCACTCTAGGTTATCTAAGCTATTATTTAGCTTGTTCCCGTCTATATGGTTAACTTGTGGCAAGTTATCAGGATTCGGTATGAAATATTCAGCGATTAGTCTGTGGACGTAAAATTGTTTTCTTTTTCTGTTAATCGAAAAAGTAACCCTGTAATAACCATTAGGCGCAATATCTGGATTTAGCGTTTTGCCTTTCCAAGACCTTGTTCTACCAATTTTATCAGTTACAGTTCTGTCCTTACTTCTAATCTCTCCATTTGACGATATTTCATAAAATTCTTCGTACCCTTTTATTTTTACCCAGTTCATATTTAATACCCCCATATTTATTCTTTGTATGGTTGTATTATATCACAAATTTGTTATTTTTACCAATCGCACCGCTTCGAGTTATGTATCAATAATAACTCTACTTCTAAATAGAATAGTCGTTAAACTTTCCACTTTCGTGGCTTAGCACGGGATTGTCTTCGCCTGATAGCGTTAAGAGTTTCCCCGTCAGCACATACTTATTTTTTGTTTGCGTATGCACACCCTTGATAAGGTTCAATGCGTTTTAATCGGACTGATTAGTTAATCCGACATATCAACAATTGCTTGGTTTGATAAATCTGCGGCCTTAGCTGTATCTCCGTTCAATGATTTAATCATTGATGCAGAAAAACCTGTTACAGTTTCCATATATGCATTCGCAGACATACCAGCCGTTTTATAACCTTCTGTTGCATATTTTTTTACTTTATCTGCATTATCTTTAAATAGAGTTTCGACCCCACCTAATGATTGTTGTAAATCAGCTCCTTCAGAAATTGATGAAGAAATTAATTTACCAAGTGCTGCTCCTGTTGCTACCACACCAGCTATTGCGGCGACCTTTAAGGCAGAACCAATTTTTAGACCTGCGCTATTTCCTGCCGACTCAGCTTCTGGGTCTAATATCCCAGACATTGAACCTGATATTCCTTTGGCAGATGGCATAATTTGCACATAAGCTTGTCCTAATTCTGTTGCCATTAACTTCGTCCTCCTTTTTGAAATAGTTGCTGACGATATTTTTCAAAATCCTCACCAGAATGAAATCGGATTTTTCTATCAGTTTTTTCTTTTGGTTTATTGATGATATCGGTAACAAGTTTTGGCCTGTTCTTACCTTTCTGACCATCTTCTGTTTTAAACCATAAAGACATACTTAAACGGTCTTGAATCCCAGCTAAAAGAAGTGTATTAATTGGAAACTTTTGTCCACTCATCTTCATTTTTATCCTAGATTCTTCATTCAAACCTATAGAAAAAACAGCTATCTTTAGAGGAGATAGCTGTTTGTAATCGTAAATATGATAAATTTCTGCAAGGTCGCACATTAGTGCTTCTTCATCAAACTTTATCATTCTGGCAAGGAGAATTAGTTTTTTATTTTATTTTGAGCTGCAAAAATATCTTCAAGCGCTTCTCTGATTTTGTCAGTCGAAACAAGACCTTCTTCATCTCGAAGATAGTTTTTTAAATTTTTAGATTGATGTTCTCCCAATAAGAGATTTAACATTTTTGGTAACAGAAGAGGATTTTCATCAACTTCTGACAAAATTTCTACCAACTCGAAATTATTTAAACGTTCAGTTGTAATTTCATAACGAAATCCGGATTTTGTTGTTCCTTTTAACATATTTCTCGCTTTCTTTATTTAATATTTACGGGGTCATTAGAGTTAAACAGTTGTATCGACTATGTAGTCGTAGTGAGAGTTGCCAGCTTTATCTGGTAAACCAGTAAGAGTAATCTCAAATCCAACAGCATCAGAGTCGTTATAAGAAATATCTCCAATTTCAGATACTTTCCCCTGTGGAATTACAATTCGCTTAAATACTCCATCACGTACTGTCATATCAATGACAACCGGATGCTCAATAAGTTCTTTTGAATTAGCCTTAACCGTAATTCCAGTTTTAAGGGTTCCGGTTACATTGTCAGCCCCGTATACTTCTTTAAGTACTTCAACATTCAAAGCTTCAATCAGCGTATAGCTAAATGTATCTTCTTTTTCAGTTTGTACTGTAGCAACCGTATCGCCACCCCAAGCTTTGATACTATCAGATTTTGGTGAATTTTTATTTTTTAATCCATCTTCTGAAATATATCCCAACGGTTTAAAAGCAACATTTAGTGTTGTTTTTGCATCAGTTGGTAAAGCTGTACCTTTTGGCGCTGAGTAAATAGCACCATCAATTTTGGGCTTTGCAGTAGTTACATTTTCTACTTGTGCCATTTTAATCCTCCTAATAATGATTAATATCAAATACCGCTTGATAGCGGTATTCTTTAGTTTCTGTGTCAGTAAAGTTGTAGTCACTGTTCAGTGATACATTGCTAATTTCATTTAGTTCGATTAGCTGTTCTATAACTTCTTTCAATTGTTCATTTAGCTTTGCTGCTTCATACATAGAAGGAGCATAGCTCTGAAAAGCAAATGTTGAAGATAAAAGATGATTACTCTTGCTACTACCTGTTTTTTCAAACAAAACATAGCTTAATGGCATCTCTCCTTTTTTCTCCAAAAAAGACGATACCGATAAATGAGTATCAAGAAAATTTTTAATAATAATCTCAATCATTTAACGCACCGCCTTTAAAATTGTATTGTTTTTCATGTTGTCACGCTTTGCTTGATAAGTTTCGGCAAATACCATCGCATTAGCACGATTTTTACCAACATGCATATCTTGACCATAACCTGGTCCACAACGCTGTTTAACAGCAGATGCTTTTTCTTTAAGAATTGCTTGCATTTCCGGTGATTTCATCATACTAGCAACTCCACTACGATTTAATTTGAATAGATTTTTAGCCATAGTGTTCCACCGTCACTTTCTTGTTCCAATCTAATGGAATAAGTTCCTCGATTCCTTCAAGTGGTTCTCCAAAAGTCCGCCACGTTTTACCAAAGAATCTAACTTTTTTATTTTCCCAATCATGAGTATCCTTTTTTGGAATAGCTAGAGTATAGATTGCTTTTTTTCCTGTCAAAGTAAGCTGATTAACAATATCATCCGATGAGGTTGGGGAAACCAAGACGTTATTGACCACGATTTCCTTATCTTCATAAATTGGGTTTCCAAAAGGGTCTTTTCCTGTTTCTACTTTGTCAATCAAAGTCACAGCAATTCCCTTAATCATTCCCATAAAAATCAATCACCCCAAATCTTTGTTTTTTTAGTCCTAAACGGCTTAATTCAGAATTTTTTATGAATAAACCACCTCCAGGAACAAGATATGAGCCAGAAACAGAGTAACCAAGTGCACTCTCTGTTGTCTGAGTCATGGGTTCTTGATCAGTTGATGTCATAAGCGTTCTAGCAACAATATCTACCGTAACTGACTTTACAACACTTGAAAAATAAGAAGGTTTTTCAGAAATCATTACATCTAAATCCCTCCCCACTTTATCAGCTTCTTCACGTAAGGTATCCGAGACAATTTCAAGCAACTTTTCAGCTCGTTCTTTTTCATCTCCCTTTAATGGGCGCCATAGCATCGTTAAATCATCAACTGTAGCAAAAGGATTCATATTACTCCTTTCCTTGCTCCATCATCAAATCATAAAGCACTTGTTTGTTTGCACGTTTATCATATCTAATACCGAAAGCATCAAGTTCTTGCATGATTTGATCTTTAGTAATCCAGTCATAGTTCCCATCTACATTTGATTCTTCCACAACTTGCTCTTGTTCAGCTTTTTTGGAGTCTGCATCATTAGCTTGGATATCTACAACAGCTTCTTTCGATTCATTTTCAAGTACCCAATCTCCGCCAGAAATTTTGAAATCTGTGTCGATTGTAGCTTTAGTTAATGTATTAAAGTATCTCATTTAATACCTCCTTATTAATTAGCTTCAGTTACCCGAGCAAATTTAGTAGCATCAAGGATACCCCAACCAAGGAATAATTCAGCACGGATGTAAACTTGGTTATATCCTTTAAGGTCAAGACCTGAGTTGTCTGGGTCACCGTATTGGATAACTTCGAGTGGCACTTCTTTCGCGTAACCCCATTTAAATCCGTTAGCAAAATCTCCGATGATAGCGCGGTCTCTTTGCGTCAACGACATATCAGATACTGTCTTATTGACATCTACTGGCAAGCCGTTGATAGTATCTGGTGTTGCTCCCCATTTCAATTCAGGGAAAAGTGCATTTCCTTGCAAGTCTTTTTGTTTAGCGAGGGCTGAACGGAATGATGGATTGATTGCAATACCAGTTACATCAGCATCAACACCAGTTAACAACTCTACCGCATTTTCAATAGCGCCGTTGGGATCTGCAATGCCTCTTGGAGCTTCAACTTTTTGCGTAACTTTAGAGTCAAAGTGGTTTGTCCCAATAACAGCCGATGCTGTACCTAGGCGAGGGTTGACACCGTGAAATGCCATTAAGTCAATACCACGAGCAACTTTTTTAGCAAAACCGTCATTAAACGCCTGCAAGATGTTAATTTTTTCTTCATCTGATGCGTACATAAATTCGTCTGAAATACGTGCACCGTATTCAACTTTGATTGGTACCATTGTTTGTGGTGCAAGTGTTACTCCGCCGTGGGTTTTCTTACCGCTCTCTGCTACGACATCAATTTCTGAATCCATCGTAAATGTGAAAACTTTTTCACCGTTGAACGGAATAGGTTTTTGAGCTGACAAGCGTGCGATTGAGCTTTTTCCAGCTACTTTGCTGATTAGGTCTGTGACCAATTCTGGGTCAAATAATGTTCCTTTGTTTAATACCATGTTTTATTCTCCTTCTGTTTTTAGTCCATCGACTAATTTACGATAAGCTCCATCTTTTCCGTCACCCAAATTTGGTTCAACATCTTTAAGTGGTGCAGGTGGAGTTTTTGGTTTAATGAATCCGCTGAAACGTTCAGCATCAGCTTTAAGTGATTCTTCATCATCGCCTGAAAGTCGGTCAGCCAAATCTAATGGCAAACCAGCTTTAATAGCAATAGATTGTTTGAGTTGAGTTGTTTTGTAACCACTGATTTGTTTTTCATAATCAGCTTTTTCTTGTTCCCAAGACTTTGATTCTTCAATAGTTGCTTGATATGCAGTGTTATCTGCTTCAAGTGCAGCAATTTTAGTTTTGAGTTCATCATAATCAGCAAAATTAGCTTCAATTGTTTCTTTTTGGCGTGCCAATCTTGTTTCAATGATTTGGTTTAACTCTTCTTGCGTTTTTGGTAAATTATTTTCTGACATAGTCAAATCCTTTCTCCTGCTTGCCCGGCAGTTCGGTAATTTTTGGTACAAAAAAACGACTTAAAAAGTCGTCTAATACCGTATTTGTTGTTTTTTATTCGGCTTGTTATTACTACAAGCCCAATGCGCCAACAACGCACTGTCCATTAAACTGATATCCATATCATCAAATTGTGATTTATATCCAAATCCACCGCTAGTACCGATATTTCTCTTGTCACAGTTAGTGACTACAGTAGAAAGTGAAGGTTGTCCAGAATGGCAAAAGTTTTTTTGAAAAATCCCTTGTTCCCATAGGGAATTAGCATTGATAATTTCTTTTACAGTTGGTAGTATCGGTTCTTTCAATTTGAAATCTTTCATTTCACTCGTTAAGATACTTTGACCACTTTGACCATCAATAACAACTTTTTCAACATCTGCTTTCTTTAAGAAATTGATAATCCATTGGTTGCCATTCCTTATGGACTGACAATCGATTGTTTCAACAAATACCTTTCCTGATAGTGTTTTCACCGCAATACTCATTGCAACATTTGCACCATCATTCCCATACTTAATACCAACAAAGAGCTTCCCTTTGATAACTGGCAAACGATTAACCTTGAGCGCATTCCATTCTTGTTCTGAAATGACTGATTTCTGGTTATATTTTGGCCAATAACCAAGACGTTGAACATTATGATCCAACTTATCTTCACCAAGTTCGGCTTCGATTTTACGTTCGTTTAAGTGATAGCCCATAGATGGATTAGAATTGTACCAGGCTTCGACATCATGAATGTCCTTGACATCTTCAACCGACCACTCCGCCCAACCTGAATACTTTGCTTTACCAGCTATGGTATTATCTCGATAATTTGTAAAAACAGTTCCACTTGATACTGGTGTTGGAGGTGTTCCACACATTATAGTCATTGGATTATCACTGTCAGTAACAGTATATTTCAATGCTGATTCTTGCTCAGTAGTATATTCCTGAGCTTCATCAATTACTAAAATGTCAAATCCTTCTCCAAGACCACCACTTGATGTTCTTGTTCTGAACTGAATTACTCCACCAGACTCAATTAATTCCAATCTTTCTTGCCCTTTAGCTTTGATAGATTTGAAATCTTCTCCTTCAACATAACCACTATCTTCAAGATATTTTTTTAATTTCTCATAAGATGAGTGAGACGTACTAATTCGGTGTGCTGTATGAAGAATACTTAAGCCTTGTTCAAGTGACCATAATTCAAGGATATATACAATTTCTGTTTTACCATTCCGCCGTGGGATTGAATATCCAAACTTTTGATGTGTCCATAAACCATCTTCATCAATGGCCATAACCTCTTTCAAAAGGTTCTTTTGCCATGGATAACACTCATGTTTAGATTTTTCGTAAATCTCAATAGCTTCTTGATATTTTGTTTCAGTAAATGGAAGTATTACCGATTGAGTAGGATACTGATTGCCAAATCTTTTTTCAGCAGTCATGTTATTCCTCCTTCAATCTAAATGCATGATAACCCTGTCGCTGGGATGAGTTATTTTTTACTTTTTAAATTCAAATTTTTACGTTCAGCAATCTTTGCTTCTTTATCTGGGTCAACCCAGTTTTTAGACCAAACATCCTGACGTAGTTTATGAATACCTCTAGGATCGTATTCTACTGTGCAACGGCAACGCTCATGACGATGATACACGTCACTTGGAACATTAGGATAATCGTATGAACCTGCCAAATTTCTACACCAATCGCATGCTTTACCTACTAACTTTCGTACAATTTTTGGTTTTAAACCTGCTTTTGCTTGAAAATCAATATTTTTCTTAATCGTATCATCAACAACACTCTGGCTAAATGTTACTATTGGCTCTTTCAAAAGCCAAAGTATTTTTTCAAAATCATCTTCACTAGAAATACGGTTAACAATGCCATCAATTCTATCTTGGTTTAATTCTGGTACTTGTGATTTTAATTTAAACCCAGCTAACTGATTGAGTTCACTTTGAACATCTATTGAATAGCCTGAAATTAATTCAAAATTTTTATTCAATATGGAATTGAACAATCTATCTGCAATGTTGAAATACATTTTTCCGTCAGGTAAAACATCTACTGTTACATGAGTTCCCAAAACATCAGATAAAATTTGACCAACTTCGACACCAAATTCATTTGCTTGAATATAAGTTGCTTTTTTAGTTTTCAACAATTCCATTGATTGCTTCAACTTTTTACTATTTGCTGCTCTTTCATCAAAATCTTGATTTATTTTTTCTAAAAGAGGTGGTAAAATGTCTTCCATTATTCAGCTCCTTTAATTCCAGTTAAATCACGAATAGTATCTTTATTGATGAACTCAGGAATTGCTTGATTGAGTTTAATTGCTCCATCTCCAATAAGACTTAACATGCTTGCATCAGCTTCAAACAATGGTTCCCATTTCGGTTTTGTTTTGCTAAACTGTTCTCTTAGATAAGGTACATCATCACGCAAACATGCTGCAAGATAAGCTACATTTAGTAATCCTGCTCCCAAACTTCGTTGAGCCTTTCTACCAGCCAATCGTAAGTTTTCATGACTTGCCTTAATTGCTTCAACCGATGATGGATTATCAGAAACGAATCCTAAATCATCAAGAGTTAATCCAGTTTCACCAGCAAAACCAGCCGCTGCAGTTCTGAGTTGTTCAGTAAATGGAGACATGCTTGGTTGAGTAAATTGTCCAAGAGTTGGTTTATCGCCATCCTCATCTTTTGTAAATTGCAACATGCTTGAAACTGTTGCTTTCCAAGTTTCCATTGGTTCCGCATCATCACTCAATCCAGTTACATATTTTTGAGGGAAAGAATAAAACTCAGCAGTTACATCAGCTCTTTCAAGTGTTCGTTTTGCATTGCTTTGCCAATACATTCCTGAACGTGTAATACGAGAACGCCCAAATGGACGAACTGCATCAGGGCGGTGAATGATAGGTACTAACAGTGGATGACCTGTTGGATTTGCAATCGAAATATTATTATGTGAATCACGATAATAATAATCTGTTCTATCAGGCAAGAAATGAGCTTCAAGAACAACGTTATTGTTTTCATCTCGTTCTAAAACTGCATATCCCTCTGTCAGTAATCCAGTAATTGGGTCAATGATTCCTGTTGCATTGACCGCTTCAATAACTTGAAGTCGTACTGCATCATTTTCACCTTTAGAAATATAAATAAAGCTACATGATGCAATAAGCGCTGACAAGATAGCACTATCAAAAAATATATCAGGATTATTTTCCTCAAAAATTTCATTTACTGTAAAGTCATCATTTTCAAATTCTCGAAAAACAAGACGGTCTGCAAGACTATCAACTCCTTTTGCACACCAGCCTAATATTGAACGATATTGTTGGCTTAATGCTTGTGGAATTGTAATCCCTTTGAATCTATCAACATATTTCATCGCATATTGCTCATAGCGCATTTCTGCTCTTTGTTTATGAACAGATAGCTTAAATCTCAGGTATCCAATACCTTTTTCAGTCAATTTTTTGCTCCTTTCTCTCGTCTTTAAGATATTGAACAATTCTCATATATCTTTTCCGACTAAAAACATTACTATTTTTATACCAAACAAAAAAGTCATGATTCCTTTTACTAGAATTACAACTTCTACAAGCCGGAACTACATTTCCATAAGAATATGCGCCACCATCAATTAATGGGACGACATGTTCATGATGTAAATGCTCGCCATAAATTTTTAGAGACTTTTTTTCAGGCATACCACAGTAAGCACAGCTGCAACAAAAAAATGACTTAATTTCAAGCCATTCTTTTTCTGTCAAGGTACTTTCAGAGCCGTATTTCAAAGTTCTAGACTTTGCACAAGTCATTCGTCGTCTTGTAGGATTATTTTTACACCAATCTTTTTCTGACTGACGACACTTACCTTTATTTTCGTTGTAATAACCTAATTGCCGTTCTTTGATTTTATCTGCATTTTTTTCATAATATCTCTTTTTCTGCTCTAAAATCTTTTCTTTTTTCGTCTCATATCTTGCTTTATCTTTAGCTTTTCGGCAGACTTTACATCGCCCTTCAAATCCACCTTTTCTCTTAAAATTTTTAGGAAAATTATGTTCATCTAGCTCTTTTTCTTGCTTACAGATGCTACAAATTCTTTTCATTATTATCTCCTTTTTCTCGCTCAAGAAAAAATATGTACAGTGACGGCGTGAAGTACGGAGTAACCCAGAGGGAGGGGGATATGCCCCCATAGTTTCTCTCCTAAGCTCATTAAATTATTTTTAATAATATCTATCATAAATAAATTAAGATACATAAGAAGCCCAATCACGGCTCTGTGGTAAGTTACGATTACCTAATACCTTTGGTTCTTCTTGCTTCACATTGAATAGCTTGTCAGACTTCTGGCGGTTGCAGGTCCAGTGAGCAAGCTGTAAGTTATCCATCGCTGAAGGATGACCACCTTTATTAATTGGAATGATGTGGTCAACAACTGGACTCAATGGATCAGGAGCTTTCAATCTCTTATCGATTGGCTTGCCACATATTCCACAAGTGTTCTGTGTCTTTAAAAGAATCTTTCTATTCTTATCAAAGGCTACACGATGCGCACCAGTACGGTCAGCACGTAATACCATGGGAGGTCACCTCACTTTCTCCACACGAAAAGCCAACAGAATCTATCCGCTGGCTTTATTTGTTTTATTTGATGATACTATAATACAACATTTATCTTGTCAGTTTTCGCCCAAAAGGTGACAAATTACCAGAAGCCGTCACATATCTCATCATACTTCTCAAGTATTGCTCTTCTCTTTCTAAAGTATTGGCGCTCAGTTATGTGACACTTATCAGCTATCTCTGGTACTGTATAACGTTTACCAGATAACCAACGGTAGTGGAATACCAATTGCATATCTTCATCCTCTCCAAACCAATCTTGTAACTCATTGATTCGATTCTTAAACTCATATAGGCTTTGGAGTTTACTGTCAGCATCCCATTTCATAACCATATCTTCTACTGGCTTTGAGATTATACTTGACCTACCACCACCTACATTATTATCATGTGATTGTTTAACTTCTAACTCATACTTGCGATACTGAATAGCGTGGTCAATTCGTTGACACATAAAGAGCTTCTTCTCTATAGCTTTCAAGTCGCTGTCAGTAAGGTTATATCTTCTACTCATAGTGTCTTAACTCCTTATATTTATGATATAATAGTAGTTAATAAATCTGTTTTTAAAGCCCATTGCAGTGGGCTTTTTTTGCGTTCAATAAGTCTTTTTTATCTTCTCCTATTTAAAATAATGCAAATATTTATGGTGATTGATAGTAACGAAATTATGAACGATATCAGAATCACTCCACAACCTCCTTGATATAGGCAACTTTGAAAGCTGCGTTGTCAGCAGTGTACCAACCTGCATTACTTTCTATGTCTTGAATTAAATATGCTAAACTATTAGCTTCAATAATACTCATTACACACTTAGGTTTTCTATATTCGCTAACGAATTCTGCGCTATATAATTCAAATTTTTTCATCTCCACCTCAATCCATATGTTTATCAGCTTCTGTCATTTTTTTGTTCTCCTTTAAATTCGCTACCCAGTCACACAGTTTTATGACCAGCGATATTAGTTTGTCGGTCATTCTCAAACCTCCCCAGTGCTACCAAAACCGCCTGTACGCTTTCCATTTGCGTTGTCATCGTCTGTTGTAAGGTATTTGACAAATACCCCTTGCATTATTCTTTGACCTTTAGAAATGGTTACAGGCTCTTTTGAGATATTCATAAATAAGCCTTTAAATTCTTGCGGATAGTAATCTGAATCTATAATTCCTACTGAATTAATCAATGCAATGCCACGCTTAACTGGATTACTTGAACGGTCGTATAATTTCAATACTTCATCATCACCAAGTTGAACAGCTAGCCCAGTGCTTACCATTTTAATTTCATCAGGTTGAATCGTAACTGTTTCACTTGCTGAAATGTCATATCCTGCGCTATGTTCTGTCGCTCGTTCTGGAATAGTCGCATTTCCGTCTAGTTTTTTAAATCCTCTTTTCATTCTCCGTCCTCCACAGGAATCTGTTCATAGCTCCCAGTTTGCATGCTGTCGATTTCTTGCTGGGTGAATTTACAATCAATAGTAGATGGTTTTTCCCCTTTTTCAACTCTCAAATGATTTAGTGGACCATCAGAATGTTTAATTGTAAACCAATCGTCGTGTTTATCTGTTTTACAAAAATCAATGTGCTTCAAATAGAACAGCTGCGGTTTTTCGACCCTGAAACCAATGAGCAGAGCAGTTAACCACGTTTTTTGATGATTATCAATCCAATCTAATTCCTTTTGATGTACAGGATAGCTTGCTGTATAGTTAATATGCTTTCCATCTTCAGGGGTACCAAAGGTATTGATTAACTTACCAATGAACTCAGGCACGACTGGCAGGGCTTGCTGTGGTTTTGCGTTACTTAGTTTACTTTCAAGATAATTGATATATTCATCTCGTTCTTGAATACACTTGTGAGCTTCCCTATTTTTGTTAGTATAAAACTCTACGGCATTGCTTGGTAAAGGCTTGATACTATCTTGAGTGATATTGCTAATCGGTCTTTTCATTTCTTTAGTCATTTTTCGTGTCCTCTCTTAATAATTCAGGGTTCTCATAGATATTTCCGATGACTTCATAATTCAATTTATTTGTACTCGCCCAGTATTTTTGCCGATATAACCTATTTCCTTCAAAAATAATTGAATAACCATATTTTGGATAATATTCAAGATAACCGATTTTGTCATTAGGAGATAAGAATATAGCATGCAGTTTTAAAATGTCACCTTCATAAATTTCAACGCCATTTTTATCTTTTATTCCTGTTGACTGCATAAATTCAACGTCTTCATCAGCTTCAGTACGTAAATGGTCAAAACGATAATTAATTCTATCTTCGTAATATTCAACCTCTCCATAACTCATACGCTCATCTTGTTTATCCCAAGCTCTTAATTTTGGTATCATAATCCTAATTCTTCTTTGCGTGCTGCTTCGATTGCCATTTGCGCTCTGATATTTCTTCGCAACCTACGTTCTTCTTTTGTTTCGTGTTTTCTTCGCTCTTTTTCTTTTGTTCCAATAAGTTCTTCTTCTTGTGGGACTGAAAGCAATGGAAATCTTTTTCTAGTTTCTGCTTCGTTTAAAATCGCATGTTTTCTTGTTTTTCTGTAATAAAAAGCGTGCTTACCAACTTGGATATATGAATATACGTTACTTTTGCTAATATTTAAAAATTGAGAAATTTCTCGAGCAGTTCCTGTCATTATGAATTCCCCTTTGTCATAATAATCATAAACAGAAGCGGGAAGTTTGCGCTCTTCTTTTTTCTTTTGTTCCATAAGCTCTTTAGTTTTTTCTTTATTTAAAATAGCGTTCTTATATTTAGGGTTAGCTTTTTTAGGGTCTTTCCCATTCTTTATCCATAATGAGATAGAGCTGCGGGAAATATCAAAGTAATCGGCTATCTCGTCAATTGTTCCGGTTGCTTTTTTTTCGCCTTCAATATAAGCATCAAAGACTTTAACTACCATTTTTTTCTCCTAATTTTTTAATTCTTTCGTGAAACTCAGCTTGCATTTCCTGATTGAATTTATTCTGGCTGTC